CGGGGCCGCTTTTGGGGCGGCAGCCCGGGGCTGCAGGTGCAGTATTTTTTTTTTTCAGTCTCCCGCCGGGGGGCAGGGGTGTAGCGCGACAAGTTTTTTGAGAAATTGGGACAGCATACTTGAGAAAAAACGGGCCAATCTTAGAAGCATTTCCGAGCCTGCTCGCTTGCGTCAACCGCCCCCCCAGAAGCACGGGATCGGCACACGCAAGAGGGCAGGCTCAAAGCATACGGGAGGAGCGACGAATAGCCGCCCCTCCCGTGCTTTTTGCCCTCTTGTGGGTTATAGGTTACTATCGGCCCTTTACGGGCCGTTTTGCGGGCCTCTACGGCCCTTCGGCGGGTGTCCCTGGGGCGTTACTCCTTCGGCTTGAGAGCGCCTTCCTCCTGCGCCGCCAGATACTCGGCGACGGGGATGATGTACTCCTCGGGCAGGGACTCAACATTGCGCTTGCTGTTCTTCACCAGAACGGCATAGACGGAAATCATGTACTCTTTCACTTTCATTTTGCTTGTCCTCCTTCAATCTGCTTGATCTTACTTTCGAGGCTCGATACCTTCTCCGTGAGCCCCACGACCTCCTCGAAGAGACCGGCGATCGCCTCGTAGAGGTCGATGTTCTGCTCCTCCGCTTCTTCCGCCCTCTGACGCTCGATCTCGGTGATCAGCGTCTTAGGGGTCAGATACTTCATGCTCTTGTTCATTCGTAAGCACCTCCAAACCCGGAAATCGAGACCTCTCCCTCATAGCCCTCGTTCTTCTCGATGGTGAAGCGGACATTCACGCCCCACTTTTCGGCGGTCTTGGACTGGTTGAGGAAGTTGTAGACCCGGTTGATCGCGACCTGCGCCGTGATGTCCTCCCACGCCGGGGAGGCATCAAAGGCATTGTTACACGCTTCGACCTTGGCGACCGATCCCTCAATATGCCATGTAGGCGTGATGAGGATCTTCGTCGCCCGGGCGTCCGTTTCCTCCGGCTGTGCGAACTGGAAGGCGATGACGGTCTCCTTCTTGGAGAAGTTCCAGACCCTCACACTCGTCGCGAAGTTGCCGTCAACGGCCTCGACGCGGAGCTGGTGATCCCCATTTGCGAGGACGAGCCAATTCTCACGGGAGAGCTCGATCGTCTCCTCTTGGCCGAGTGTCGCTTGATAGCTGCGGATCTGCTTGTCGTCGATGTACTCAGTGACGACCACGTTGTCGCCCTCGACGTCGGTGACAGTGTACTTCTCGGCGAAGCTGCCCGTCTGCTGGCCGAGATCTTCGTCCTGTCCAGAGATAGCCGGGGCCGAGTTCGTCCGCTTGAAGGTGAGGCGGCGGTAGGTTGTGCCGCCCTGGCCGTCGCTGGCCGAGATGACGAGATTGTTGACCGTATTGAGGCCCAGGGCGTAGAGCTTTTCCGAAGTGATAGAGACGGAGAGCTGCTCGCCCTTCGGGGCATTGTTGACGGTGCGGAGAACCTCGTCGTTCAGCTTTTCGACGACCGTGACTTCGTCGCCGTCCGCGTCGTCGACGGTGTAGTTGTAGGTGAAGCCGACGTTCTTGTCTCCGAGGTTGGTGTCCGAGCCGGAAATGGTCGGGGCGGAATTGACTCGGGTGAATGTCCATGTCCGGGTAGCGGTGCCGCCCTGGCCGTCCGTTACGATGACCTTGACCGTGTGGGGGCCGAGGGACAGTTCGCGGACGTTGACCGTGATCGTGTTTTTGAAATTTCGCATCGGGGCGAACGACTTCGTCGTTCGCCCATCAATCGACTCCGTCGCCGCGAGGACGTCGCCGGAGTCGGCGTCGTCGACCGTGTACTCGATCGCGAAGTTCTGGTTCTTATCTCCGAGATTGCGGTCACTGTCAGAGATCAGGGGGTCAGTGTTCAGAATTTCAAGGACGGGGCGGAAGCCGCAGAACGCGCTCCGATTGGACGAGGAATTCCAATTGTAGTCGCGAGCCGAGTTGTACCCGCGAATCGCGCGGTACGACGCGTTCCCGGAGTAGGTTTCCTGGCACCAGGAATACACATAGAACCAGTTCCAAAACTTGTTGTGTGCGCTGTTAAAATCGGTTGAGTTCTGGTTCGTATCCAGGTCAGAGGAGACCGGAGCAGGAAGGCCGGAGATGACCTCCTCGCGGGTGATGAACCTGTCCCACTCGTTGTTAGTGGGAGATCCGCCTGCATAGGAGTCTCCGTTCCGGTAGTTGCTGCCGCCGGTGAGGAGTCGGCACTTGTATTTTGCCCCGTCGATGATGACGGTCTTACCGGTGACGTAGCCCTGCCCGTTCAAGTCATCCCACGAAACATTGACCAGGATGACACGGTCACAAATGAGGAGGGTTTTGTCCCCATCCTTGATTTTGACCCATTGGAGCTTATTCGCGTCATCGCTGGGCGTATTTCCGAAGGTGTAGCTCCACATAATTTCAGAGACCGCGAAGCCCTTGCCGATTGCGTCCAGGAGGTCGAGCATGACATCCTCAAACCCCTCGATCCCGCCGATCTGCGCTTCTACGAACTCGGCGATCTCCTTGTCTCTCGGGTCGTCCGAGTCGAACGGGATGACCTCGTAGTCGAGGCCCGTGACTGCGTTCTTTCTCGTTTGGAGCTGGGAAAAGAGGTGCGGGTCTTTCTCCTCCATCTCCTCAAAAAGCTCGGCTTGCCGGAGCACATCTCCCGCGTCGGCCTCCTTGAAGATCTCCGCCAGACGGACGGGGGTGAGCCCGTCCGAGGGGTACTCGCTGTACTTGTCCGTCACCTGGGAGACCGCGACCTCTCGCGTCTCCGGCCTCGGTGTCTGCGTAGACCTCAAGAGCCGCCGCCACGGGAGCCACTTATTTTTGCTTTGGTCGGCCAAACCGTCCCACCTCCTTTTAGTAGGCCCCGCGTCGGAACTTGATCGCGCGGCCTAAAACTGATTTGTAATCCGGTCGACGCCCGACTTTGACCGAGAGGGCCAGGGCGACGGCCATTTGCAGGGCGTCGGGGGCGTCGTCATTCTTTCCCATAGGGTACTTGAGCATCTGGTCAAGGAGTGCCTTGTGCCGCTTCGAGAACTTGAGGTAGCCGTTCTTGACGAAGGGCTGCAAGGACTGGATGCGGGCGTCCTTGTTCTGGACGCTGTTGATCTCCTCGATAGGAAGGTACTCGCCGATCTCGGCGGACTTCTGCCGCATGATCTCGGCAAAATAATATTGGAACTGAACCGTCTCGACGCCGAACTTGTAGAGGGGCTTCTTGTATTCACGCTTGAGCCGACGAGACGCCTCGATCGCGTCCTCAATAATCTTGTCCGGCTTCCGCTTGGCGATGTCAGCGATGACGACGTACATGTAGCCCGTCGAGGTGTCCTTTGCTATGCCGATGATCGCCGAGGTGTCGCTCTTTCGGTTCTTTCCGAGGGAGGGGTCATTCGCCGCCACAAAGAGGAACTTCGGGTCGGAGAAGTCCGGGGGGAGCTGCCCGTCGTCGTAGAAGTCGAACCACTCCTCGGCGAACGCGCAATTCTCCGGGTCTATGGGTTCGTTCTGGATCTCCGACGAGAAGCTCGCCTCGCCCTCGGATACCCTCATAACCATGAGGGCATAGTAGGGGAGCTTTTCTTCCCAGAGGACGGCGGTGCCTTCCAGCATTTCGGCCTCGTTGGCCTTGAAGAAGTCCTCGGCGTCCTCCTTGTGCTTCGGGTTTTCGAGGTCGGTGAAGATCCGCTCCCAGGCGTCCCACAAGGCCGTGTTCGTCGCGAACGAGATGACGCCCTTGTAACGGACGGCCTCATACTCGGGGTTCTTGGCGACGTTGGCGAGGAGGGCGTCATAGTGGAGCAGCGTCCCGATGTAGACGATGTCCGTGTAGGTGTCGCCCGCCTTCGAGACCGCCTTGTAGAACCAGTCCCGGAGCTTTTTTCGCTGCTCCGGGGTGTTGACGTTCTCGTCGTTCTCAAGGTCGTCGCAAAGAATGAGGTCGGGTCTCCATTGTTTGTGCCGTCTGCCTCGGATCTTCTTCCCAGCGCCCAGGGCCTCGATCTTCACCCCGTTCGATAGGAGGATGACCGACGCCTTCCAGACGCGCCCCTCAAGCTCTCCGAAGTCTTCACGGAGCGCTGCGTTCTCCTCGAGCTCGGTCTTGATGTCGGAGAGGAAGCCCTCCGCCTGTTCCGAGCTGTCCGAGAGGATGATCTCGTAGTGCTTGTAGGCGTACACCGCCGAGTGTATGGAGTCCTTGAAGGTGAAGTTCGTCGACTTGGCATGTCCACGCGGGGCCTCGACTGCCCTCCGGCATCCGTTGGCCCGGCTGATTTGCTTCGCGTCTGTGCTGGGGTTCATGCCCTTCATAACGCCCTCCCGGAAAATCCGGTCGAGCTCCTCGTGGAAGGGAGGCGAGGGTCTGATTGGTCGTGCCGTCCGGGTTGACCTGGTTGATCGCGTCGCCCAACTTGCCGTTGACGATTTTGACCTTCTCCATAGACCCGGTTCCGGTGTCGAGCAATCCGTAGCCCGTGACCTCCTCCGGCGTCTCGCCGGTGACGGTCTGGGCCGCTTCCTCGGGGGTGATCTCGTTCTTGCCGGGTTCCAGGTGGAAACCGGCCTCCGCCTCCTTCAAGGCTTCGTTCGTCTCCTCGAGTGTGGCCTCGCCCGTGGTGTACTTGAACAGGATGTCGGTGATGTCGTTCTTCATGGTGGCTTTTCTCCTTCTGAATAACGCCGCCGCCGTTCGCCCTTGTCCCTCCTTTGGCCTTCCCTATTTCTTTTTTCTGGGTGGTGTGGTATGCTTGATTTGCTTAAATTTTTAATCTATCTATACTATACTCTCCGAACGGAGAGATGTCAACACCTTTCTATGAAATCGGAGAGGTTTTTTCCGTTGGTGTCTCTCGTTTCGGAGTGACGCAAGGAGGAAGCACTATGTCCGAACTAATTCAAAGAATCGAGGAGGCCGCAAAGGGGAAGGGGCTCACATTTAACCGGATAGAGCGAGACTGTGGCCTCGGAAACGGAACCATAAAGCGCTGGTCGACTCAAAGCCCGCGCCTCGACAAGCTCGTTCTCGTCGCCGATTATATCGGGGTCTCGCTCGACTACATCGTCCACGGAACACTCCGAACGGATAGTTCTCCGAAAGGAGAGGAGCCGGATCTCGAGGCGGAGAAGGAACGCCAGGGTCTCACCTGTGACGGCCTTCCTCTGTCCGAGGATGAGGTGGATCTCATCGCCATGTACCGGCTCCTGCCGCCCTCCCATCGGGAGGAGATCTTCGACCTGGTCTACTTCAAGTACAAGCGAATCGTCGAGCAGAAAAAAGGGTCTATCTATTCAACATACTTCGACGGGAGCGAGGACGAAAAAAGCGGCCCCGCTGGGAGCCGTGAGGCCCGCGGCGGAACCGCCTAATTTTTTGCCCTTCCATGATTAAAAACTAAATCAAAATACTGTCCCTTTGCTTCGGTGGGCCCAAAACGGCCCGACCCCCCGAAAACCCAGGAAATACGGGCAAAGGGACACGTCCCCGCGACTTTGCCGAAAATGTCCCTTTGCGAAAAGGTTGTTTTGCCGCGCCTGGGCCCGGTCGCCGCCGTCGTCGTAACACCTGGAATAACAGCTCGTAACGCCTCCGCGCCGCCGATCCACGCCGCCGAACCCCTGTTTTTGCCCACTGCCGTTAATTTATGCACGGATTAACGCCCCGTTTGCACGGCTCGCCCACTTGCCTTCCGGGGCCGTCTCTGCTATACTGTGACCATGGGCCGCGAAGCCCGTCCTCTTTGTCTGCTGCTGTGACTTCCGGGACGGGCCGAGCGGCTCTCTTTTTGCCCTCAAATGCCCTTGTTTCAAGGGTTTCGCCCCGTTGCGGGTACGATATGCCCCAGCAGCGCCGCCGCCGTTGTAGGGCCTCCCAGGGCATGAAAAAAGGACGCCGACCGCGTCGACGCCCTCGTCTCAAGTTGTCTGATAGAGCCGGGCCGGATCAATGCCCTGTCCCGGGTGAAAATGCCCTGTTTCCCGCACAAATAGCGGGTTTTCTCGCGGTCTCCCGTCCTGTCCCGGTTTATCCCGTGTTTCTCAATTACGTTGTCCCCGTACAAGGGGGCTTTACTGGTACAGGGGGAAAGCTACCGATACGGTTTGATTCGTTTCTTTTCGGTTGGATGAAGATATTTCACCCATCCTGCCAAAGCCTTGCTTTTTCTGCCCTCAGCGCTTATTATTATAACAAAAATCCGTCCCGGTTTTTGTGCAGATTTGCCCACCGGGTGCAGAAAGGAGCCCATTGCCATGACCATCACGGAGCAAAAAGCCGCACAGCGCAAAGCAGGCATTGCGGCCCGCCGGGCGTTGTCGGACACCCAGCGCACCCGCTCCAACGCCGCTCTCTGCGCCCGCATCATGGCTCTGGACTGCTTCAAAAAGGCAGAAAACATCCTGCTCTACACGGCCTTCGGCGGCGAGGCCGATCTCTCGGCGCTGGCTGTGGAAGCGGCCCGGCAGGGCAAAACGCCGGCCTACCCCGTCTGCGGCGGGGG